GAAATAAGACACTAACTGCTGTGAAAAAATTCCAAAAGGAAAATGGTCTTGAAGTAGATGGTATTGTTGGTCCTAAGACATGGGCAATGATTGTTGCAAAGCTCGTGATGTAAGGAGATGATATGGCAAAATATAAAAGTGAGGAAGAAAAAGTAATAGAGGTAGGAAAACAACCTGATATACTTACTGTATTCAGAGACATTCCTACTGCTCTCATAAGTGCAGAAATTGATGGAAGTACAAGAGATAAGCTTAATGAGTTTACAGAGATAAAAAAGTACTATAACATCTATCAGAATGGTAATACATTTACAGTTGAAGGAAGTAATGGAGACTATATTCCTGCTAATCTTGTGTTTAAGATGGCATCAAGTCTGATCGATAAAGAAGCAAGATTTCTGTTTGCTGAAAGTCCTGATATTGTGATAGAACCTAAAGGTGATGTTGGCAAAGTATCTGATGAAGCTAAAGATAATCTTACTACTCTCAATGACATGGTAACATCAATCTTGTCTGAAAATAAATTTGAGTCATCACTTCTTAAAGCGGCAAAAGATTGTTTCATTGGTAAAAGAATTGCTGCGATGATAAATTTCAATGAAGAAGATGGTGTAACAATTACATTCATTCCAAGCACTCAGTTCTTATGGGAGACAAAACTGGGAAATTCAAACATTCTTACAAAGTTTGTTGCTTTCATCGTAATAAGAGATTCGATTGATAGCAAATCAAAGAGGATATTTAAGAAGAAGTTTGAGAGAAAAGATGATGTTGTTTATCTGGAAGAGATCTTATATGATGGTACAGGAAAAGAACTTGAGGTTGTTACAAAGTATCAGAAATGTGATATTCCATTTATTCCTGCTGTGATCATTACAAATGATGGCCTTACAGGTGATGAAGATGGTGAATCTGAGATCAGATTGATACAAGATTATGAGTCTTGGTTTTCAAAACTTGCTAATGCAGATATTGATGCAGAACGAAAGAGTATGAATCCAATTCGTTATGTTGTTGATATGAATCCAAACTCAACAAAGAATCTTTCAACATCTCCTGGTGCTTTATGGGATCTTGGATCTGATCAGAATACAGACAAGCAGAAAACAATGGTTGGTATGCTTGAACCAAATATGTCTTATTCAGTTCCTTTGAAGACTACATTGGATAGAATCAAGACTGTTGGATATGAGCAGATCGATGTTCCTAATATTACACTTGAGACAATGGTCGGAAGCATTACTTCTGGAAAAGCGCTAAAAGCAATCTATTGGCCATTGATTGTTAGGTGCAAAGAAAAAATGAAGATATGGGGACCGGCACTTCAGAATATTGTGAACATCATTATTCAAGGTGCTTATACATTTCCTAATACTGTTAAGAAGTATATTAGCGATCCATTGATTCCTGTTGCTTATGAAATAAAGGTTGTTCAAAATATTCCCTTACAAGAAGATGAAATTGAAGAGAAGAGTATTGATCTTTCTGAAGTTGCTGCAGGCACTATGAGTCGTAAAGCTTATATGCAGAAATGGAGAGGTCTTACTGATGATGAGGTTCAAGAAGAACTTGAACAAATGGCTCTTGAAAAACAGTATATTGATGAAGTTGCAATGCCTATGCCTAATCAGCAAGATCAGCAAGAAGGATTTGATGAACCAGTTGAAGATGAACCAGTTAATGATATTGATACTGTAGAAGAAGATGAATAAAGGAGGTGATGCAGATGCCGTCATTGGTGTTCAAAGATGCAGAACAAGCTCGTGATAGCATCTGCATTGAAGACCAAAGAAAGATAAGAGATCTATATGCTGAGTGGGCTGATAAAGTTGCTGAGAGAGCAGAATTCTATGAGAAGAAAACAACAGCAAGTTCATATTGGCAACAACAACAGATGCTTGAGCTTGAAAGACAACTAAGAAGTCAATCAATGCAAATACATAAAGAGATTGAATCTGGATCAAAGTCAAGTATGTATATGATTGCTGATTCTGTTGTTGGTTGCAATGCTGAATTTCTTAAAACGTTGGGGTTTAAAGAAGAAGGAATTAATGCTGCGTTTACTTCTGTTCCAAATAGAGTAGTCAGTAATATTATTACGGGTCAGATCTATAAAAGTGGATGGAGTTTAAGTAAAGCAATATGGACTGATAATCAGAAAACACTATCAGACATCTATTCTATTGTTGCTCAAGGTAGAGCAATGAATATGAGTGCTTATGAAGTATCAAAGATGCTTGAGAGATATGTAAGCCCAAGTAGGAAAATGCAATGGAATCTTAAGATGAGGGATGGTGCTAAGATCTATAAGAAGACTGTTGATTACAATGCTCAAAGACTTGTAAGAACATTGAATCAACATGCATATCAACAAAGTGTCATTCAGGTTGCAAAAGATAATCCATTTATTCAGGGGATTTATTGGAGAGCTAATGGAAGCAGAGTATGTCCTTTGTGTATGGATAGGGATGGAAATTTTTACAAATGGAATGAGGTTCCAATGGATCATCCTAATGGAATGTGTACAATGGAACCTGCTATTGATATGGATAAGACAATAGATCAACTTGCTGATTGGATAAAAGAACCAGATGGTACATATCCTGAGATTGATAAGTTTGCTGAGAAACTGGGATATGAACCAATTAGTAAAATACCTAATGGATTTGAAGATAGAGCTGAAGCTTATGTTGGTGGTGGATATAGTGGACCTGAAGACATCTTCACTTCAAAAGATCTTGAATATATCTATACTAACATGGATGAGACACGAAAAACTTTATATAGAGTTGAAGATTCTGAATTTACTGCTGATCGACTTGATAATGATGAACTTGATACTGATGGATTTAGATTTAATGGTTTAAGAAGCTTTACTGAAGATAAAGATGTCATACGAGAAATGATTGATGAGAATTCAGACAACTGGGCAGGAATAGAGAATCCAGTTATATTTGAGATTACCGGCAAGAAAGATAGATTCGATATGCAAGAGTTTACAAAAGGATATACTCTTATGGATCAAAAGGAAAGTCTGGCTGGTGGAAAATATAAGTATAAAGTTGTCAGAGAAGATATTCAGAGAATGAAAGGAATCTTTGTAAGAGTGATAAAGATAAAGCAGATCTAATGGATCACCAGAAGGCTCATAGAGGCTTTTATATTACTAGCCATATATTTATATGGAAAATTGATAAAATGGTCTCTATGAGCTTTCTGGTAACTCTGGAGGGCATCTTATAAACCTTCATAAATATAATCTGAAATAAATAGAATAGTGGATCAAATATTTTTCAGAAATATTTAAAATAGCTATTTACGAGTGTCTTGATATGTGATATAATAAATTAGGTTAGGGGTAAAGAAAAGGAGCTAAAGTAAAGTGAGAATAAAGTGTCCAAAATGTTCTGAGAACACTTTGCTTGGACCTGACGATATTCAGGAATCTTCTTGTATGTCTGATGGTGAAGAGTATAGGGTTCTCTATTTTAATTGTTCTAAATGTAAGTCAAGAGTTGTTATCCAGTTGGATGATGAAACTTCTTTACAGAAACTTGAACAATGTAAAATCTTAATGAGGAAGATTATGAGGCTGAAACATAAAGGAAAAACAGCTGGTAAAAAATTATTAGATGATTTTGCAGAGGGAAGAAAAGACTTATCTGAGTATAGGAAGAAACTAAATCAAAAACTTATCAGTAAAGTGTTAGTTGATAACAAAACTGGAGAAATTTATGAGGTGTTCTATCATGAACAGAAAATTAGTTTACTGTGATCAATGTGGTAATCCCTTTGAGATTTCATCTATTGAAATAAAAACAAAGAACATAAAAGGGGTAAATTACTTAATAACTTATTTTGTTTGTCCTGGATGTAAAAGAAAATTTACTATCTGTATTGAAGACAAAAAGTTATTAAGTAAAAAAAGAAATTTGCGGTGGCTTATCAATGAGCTCCATAAGATGCAAGCAGATGAAGACTGTAATAAACTTTTGATTGAAAACCAGATGAGACTCGTTCAGCAAAAACTTAAGGAATGCAAAGAGTATTCTAATAAGCTAAAAGATAAGTTAGCTGATGAACTGGATTAACCATATTTTCTATGGATATACACAGCAAGGAGGAAATAAAAATGGCTGATGTTGATAAGAGAGATAAAGCAGAGGAAATTGAAGAGGAAGAGATCGATGTAGATG